GAAGGTGAGTTAAAAAGAGATGATAAAAGATACAATATGTTTCATAATGCTCAACACAGGGCAAAGAAAAAAGGAATACCCTTTACAATTTCTATGGATGATATTATAATACCAGAAACTTGTCCTTTACTTGGAATACCTTTAGTATCAACTAATGATAAAAGAGACCCAAGAAATCCAAGTTTAGATCAAAAAATTCCAGGTCAAGGTTACACTCCTGATAATATATGGGTAATGAGCTCTCGTGCTAACTGGATTAAGTGTGACGCATCACTACAAGAACTCGAACTACTCGTTGAAAACCTCAAAAAATTATGAACATTCTACTGCCCATAGTATACTTCACCTGTTTTGCTCTCATCGCAGGAGGTGCTTTCGCAATGATGTGGGCAAATGTCCAATCCATCAATGAGGAAATGAGAAAACCAAAGAAACCTCAACACCCAGAGGCACCAAAGGAAGGTGAAGAAGTAATGTATGTTGACTTAAATAGAGAGAAGTTAGAACAACTGTATAAAGATGATTAGTTCCGAGACACCCTATAAACTCGCAGATATTATTAGAGATACTTGGCCCAACCTTTACAGACCTCCTGTAATACCTTATAATAGAGAAAAGAACCTCAATGATGAAAAAGTACAATAGTGAAGATTACTTTTCAGTGATTAACAAAAACACTGGAAAAAAGATCGCAGACTGTGCTCAACAAGAAGATGCCTTATTGATGGTTTCCTTTGATCCTCAAAACAGAACCATTACAACAAACAAGTTTCTAATGGGTCAGGTTGTGGATGTTACAATGCCCAAGGCACTTCCCACGAGTGGAATAGTTGTAAATATGGACGGAGGTGTCGGTGGTTCTTGGAGAGTAGAAGAACCAAAAGTACTTCCTCAACTCAAACTCCCAGACAGACAACAAGAACCATTCAGGGTATGAACCATCGCAAAGTAAAGACCCTTCGGGGTCTTTTTTTAATCTCTTTGTCTCCAGTCGTCTGGTTTATCTTCCACAAAGAAATCTATAATATCATCAACATTATTAAATCCGCTAACACCTTTGCTTTCATGACCTGTACCACCAATATCAAGTTGGTTCAAAAAATCATCTAAACTTCCTTCTACCATATCTGGATTATCGACAGTTCTTCTTGCTTGTCTGAGGATTGTTGCAGCACTTCGATTTGATTTAGAAAGTTTCTCTGCCCATATCATATCTCCCAATTCTACTGATTCTCCTTTTACAATTTTCTCACAAATAGTCCCAAGACGTAGACGATATGCGGTAGACAACATAGTTGTATCATAGTAATACTATTCTATATTTAGTGTATATGAATCGATTACTTATTTCTAATCACTTTATTTTTTTGTATCAAGAGTTACAAAACTATTTGACTACATATCATTATACCCAAGGAGTAATCTAATGTCACAAGCAGTATATCGTGGTGTTCCCTATAACACCGAAAATCGCAAACAGACACAAACTCAACAACAACCACAACAACATAATGAAGTTTATCGTAATGTTAAGTTTGTAAAAGAAGTAAAGTAAAATATCATACAGAGACCTTCTTCTGTTGGTCTCTTTTTTATCATAAATACTCGTAGATGCTTCTTCGTATGCAGCTCTACAATTCGTCCAAAGATTATTTGTTTCATTTGCAAACAACTTCTTCGGCAGACGCAAAACGAATGTGGAGACAATCAATCAAAGAAAAATGGAATTATGAGTGTGCATATTGTGGAGACACAGAAAATCTTACAATCGATCACGTCATTCCACAAAGCAAAGGTGGAAGTGATTTCCTTACAAATGTAGTTTGCTGTTGTAGTTTCTGTAATAACTCAAAATCTCATATTGATTGGGAAGATTGGTACTATAATCAGGACTTCTTTACAGAAGAACGATACGATGCTATAATCAAATGGATGAAACCTAAAACTAACCCAAATCTATATACGTATGGATCTCGAAGAAATAATGCAACTTAATGAAATCTGAAAATATTGATCTCCTATCACTTTTTGGAGGTTTTATCATTGCACATCTATCAATTATCATACCGATTTTACTTATCTTATGACTTTCACAGTTTACTCAAAAGATGGTTGCCCATATTGCAGCAAAATTCAACAAGTATTTCAACTTTCTGAACTCAAATATGTAGTTTATAATCTTGGATCAGACTTTGATAGAAATCAATTTTATGCAGAGTTTGGAGAGGGTTCAACTTTTCCTCAAGTGATTTGTGATGAACAACATATTGGAGGATGTTCTGATACGATTCAATATTTAAGAGAACAAAAAATGATTTGATGGACCATGATGATGTAGATATAAATAAAAATGAACTCCAGATCAATCGGGGTGTTGAACTTTTACTTCGAAATAGGAGGAGAGAATCATTAGCACCAAAAACTTTTCAAGTGAAGTTTGGAAAAATGATTACACTCTTTCAGAGAGAGTTTGATTTCTTTATTGAATTTCACTTTGATATAAGAAAAAAATAAACTCTCTGGAGAAGGAAAATGGAACCAGCATATGTAACAGCATTTTTTTCAATGCTCACTTTATTATTTTTTATGGTTGGTGGAGTTATAGGATGGTTGGCATATAGACATGCTCTCGAAACAAGAACTCCATATTTGCACCCAGAGTTTTTTGATGAAAATGGACAAATAATTCCCGATGAAGTAGTAGCTGTACGATTTGAAAACAATTATGACGAGTACGATGATGACGACGACGAAGAAGACGACGACGAGTGAAAAACCAATTGAAACTCTTCCTCCAAACCCATTTGTCTTTGAGATTTTAGATTTAGTATCTAAACAAAGGTCAAACGCAAAGAAAATTGAGGTTCTCAATACATATGAACACGATTCATTAAAGACCATCTTGATTTGGAACTTTGATGAAACCGTAATATCTCTTCTTCCCGAAGGAGATGTTCCTTATGGTGATGTAAAGGATCAGAATGTTTATTCCGGTAATCTTTCTGATAACTTGACTCGTGAGGCAAATGGTGGTGAGGCTGCCACAATGCAAGATCTTGAGGGAAGAGGAAGAACTTCATTGAGAAGAGAATATCAAAATCTTTATCATTTTGTAAAAGGTGGTAATCATAATCTTTCCACAACTCGTAGAGAGATGATGTTTATCAATATGCTCCAAGGTTTACATGCCAAAGAATCTGAAGTACTATGTCTTGTGAAGGATAAAAAACTTCAGACAAAATATAAGATTAGTCTCGAAAATGTAAAGGAAGCATATCCTGATATTGTATGGGGAGGACGTTCTTGATGAGCCAAGGTACTGTGAATAAAAACACTATCAAGAAGGATAAAATGGAATCAGATTCACAACAATCCGAAATTCTACCTTCTAAATATGGGTGTGATATATTACTTGAAAAAACAAAACTAGAAGATACAAAGAATAAAACTTTTCCCGTTGATGCATATTTGGTTTGGTATGTATTTGAAGGTGAAAAATATCTTGACCTCTGTCGTGCAAGTAAAAAAGTAAATCTTTTTGATATGTATTATGACAAATATGGTCCAGGAGCACTTCAAAAGATTGGTTTTGGTTATGGAACAGTAGATCCCAGGTCGTGGGGATACAAAACACCAGAGAAAAAGAAAAAAAGATGACTGCGGGATTTCAAAACAACAAGGCAAAAGTGATTATTGACGATGATGAAGTATCAAAACTCCTGAAAAAATATAAAAAAGTTAAGCAATATATGAAGTCTCCTCTTTTTGCTGTGAAAACAATGGACGGAACCGAGACATATGTGAGTTCATTGATTAGAGAAGCACAAGAAGATCCGGTAGACTAATGGGAAAGCACTACTTACTTAATCTGTATGGATGCTCGTTTATTCTTTTGAATGACGAGCATTATCTTGTAAGGTTACTTGAAGAAGCAGCAGTTGTAAGTGGTGCAACAGTTCTTGAAACAGTTTTTAAAAAATTTGATCCGCAGGGAGTGACTGTAATATGCCTACTCGCAGAAAGTCATATTAGTATTCACACCTGGCCTGAGGAAGGAAAAGCAGCAGTGGATGTTTATACCTGTGGAGATTCTGACCCTAAATTGGGTTGTGATATGATTGTCTCTCAACTTCACTCAACAAACCATACACTTTCTTACATAGAACGATGATCGATTTGACATTTCTTCTGTTTTCTTCTACAATATATTTGCTACAGATGAAAATCTATGAATCAAGATAAACTTAAAGTTATTATTAAAAATCTGGAACTTCTGGTCGATTCTTTAAAGGCAGAAGTATATTCAAGTCCAGAATCTTATGCATACGAAACGGTTTCTCCACGTATTGGAGATATAGATGATTACGATGAGGTATTTGAAGATGACGACGACTAAAAATGAATCTGTTGAATTAGTTTCTGTAACTCCAAACGCAGAAAGACACATTGCATATTGTGCTCGTGTCAGTAATCCAAAAAATCAATTCAACAATTCTTCTGCTGGGCTGCTAAAGTATTGTATTCAAAATCAACATTGGAGTATTTTTGAACACGCATTTCTAACAGTAGAAATCAATACCTCACTTGCGATTGCGACACAGATTCTTCGTCATCGTAGTTTTACCTTTCAGCAGTTCTCACAGAGATATGCCGACAGCACAAAACTACATGGAGAACTCCCAGTTCCAGAATTGAGAAAGCAGGATACTAAAAATCGTCAGAACTCAACTGATGATCTTCCAGAAGATTTGAGTAATTATTTTCAGACTCGAATTAAAAATCATTTCAGAGACGCAGTTTTACTTTATCAGGGAATGTTGGATGCCGGTGTCGCAAAGGAATGTGCCCGTTTTGTGCTCCCACAGGCAACCCAGACACGTCTTTATATGAGTGGGAGTATAAGGTCTTGGATACATTACATAGACCTTCGTAGTGCTCACGGAACCCAGGCAGAGCACAAGGAAATCGCAGAGGCAGTTCGTTGCATCTTCACTTGTGAATTTCCAACAATCTCTTCTGCTCTCAACTGGACTCGTGAGGATTGTGACCCTTGCGAGTATCAGAGCGCAATCACACTAGAATAAATACCTCTGTATATTATTTGTAAAGAATGGCAACTTATCCAATTGTAAATAAAGAGACTGGTGAAAAACAGGTGATTGAAATGAGCGTTCATGATATCACTCAATGGTATGAAAATCATCCAGAGTGGCAAAGAGATTGGTCGGAAGGGTGTGCTTCTGGTGTAGAACTTGGTGAATGGATGGATACACTTGTGAAGAAAAAACCTGGATGGAATGAAGTTTTAGATCGTGCATCAAGAGCTCCTGGGTCTAAAGTAAAACCAATCTAAAAACGAATGACAAGAAAAAGAAGAAGCAACAACGATTACCAACCCATCGGGGCTGGTCTCACTGCCAAGCAAGTAAAAAGAAAAAAACCAATCAATTCAGAATTACTTTTAAATATTGAACCACTTACAGAAAATCAAAGAAATTTATTTACTTTGTATGATGAAGGAAAACATTTGGTTGCTCATGGTGTTGCTGGTTCAGGAAAAACCTTTCTATGTCTCTTCAAGGCACTTCAAGATGTTCTAAATGAATATACACCATATGAAAAAATTTATATTGTAAGGTCTCTTGTACCTACTCGTGAAATTGGATTTCTTCCTGGAAGTCACGAAGACAAATCATCACTATATCAAATACCATACAAAAATATGGTAAAGTATATGTTTCAGATGCCATCTGATGCTGATTTTGAAATGCTCTATGGTAATTTAAAATCACAAGAAACAATTAGTTTTTGGAGCACTTCATTTATCCGTGGAACAACTCTGGATAATTGTATTATTATAGTCGATGAATTGGAAAACTTGAATTTTCACGAACTTGATAGTATAATTACTCGTGTTGGTGAGAATACTAAAATTCTTTTCTGCGGTGATGCATCTCAAAGTGATTTGATTCGTCAAAATGAAAAGAATGGAGTAGTTGATTTTATGAAAATTATTCGTGCGATGCCATCATTTGGAATTGTTGAGTTTGGTGTTGATGATGTCATAAGGTCTGGATTAATTAAAGAATATCTTATTGCAAAAATGGAACTTAATTTATGACATTTATTCATCATAATTTTTTAGGTGATCTTGAACTAGAAAAGAAAGAAACAAATGGTATTCGTCTGTATCATCTTCCTGATGGTCAGTGGGTGCCATCGATTACTTCTGTGACTTCTTTTTACAATCGTGAGATTTTTGTTAAGTGGAGAAAACGTATAGGACTCGAAGAAGCAAATCGGATTACAAAAAGAGCAACCGCACGAGGAACTGATTTTCACCAGGTATGTCAGGACTATTTGGAAAATAAGGAATTGAACTGGGACGATTATCAACCTCTTTCAAAGTTTATGTTCTACCATGCAAAACCAGAACTTGATAAGATAAATAATATTCATGCGATTGAAAGAACTCTTTACTCTGAATATCTTGGACTTGCCGGAAGAGTCGATTGTATTGGAGAATATGATGGAGAACTTGCCGTTATAGACTTTAAGACTTCCGAAAAGATTAAACCCGAAGCTTGGTTAGAAAACTATTTTGTTCAGGAAATGTTTTATGCTTCCGCATACTTTGAACTTACTGAAATTGCCCCTGTTAAGTTAATTACCATTATGGTTACACCTGGTGGAGAAGTGAAGGTATTTGACAAAAGAAACAAAGGGGATTATATTAAGTTATTAGTTCGTTACATCAAAGAATTTGTACATCACAATACTGGGGCAAAGAATGGAGAATGAATTAGAAAAGGTACTCGAAAGTAAATTCTATTGTCCAAACAAATTTGCACAAGAAATTGAAGATCTTGTTCAGATTAATGTTGAAATGAACTACATTGATGCAATTGTACACTTCTGTGAAAAAAACAGTCTCGATGTAGAGTCGGTACCTAAACTTATTTCAAAACCACTGAAAGAAAAGATCAAGTATGAGGCAATGGAACTTAATTTTCTCAAAAAGACCTCCCGTGCCAAATTAATCTTTTAATTCCATTTTGAAGGGCAAAAATTTCCCGGCAAAAAATTGCCCCTATTACTTTTTTTGAAAAATGACTCCCTTTGACTGCTATAAAACCTATCTGGCACTCAAAAATCATTTTACAAAAGATTCTTATGATTATTACAAATATTGTAAAAAGACCAGAGCATCACTAGAGTCCTTTTATAAGAGACGTGACCGTTTTTGGTTTGAAAAGATATCCAGGCAAAGAACCGATAAAGAAGTTGAAGATTTTTTCATTGCAAATTTTGTTTCTTGTAATGACTCTGAATCTTTATGGATTGGTGAGATCATAAAAACAGGAGATCAAAATTATAAGGAATGGCAAAGAAAAATTCAGTCTCTTTCATATCTCTTCAAAGAAGAATGTGGGAGTTTATTTGCAGAGTATAATTT